TTGTTCCCTCTTTCTGTACAGTATCAATACCAGAACTGATTACAACTGAACCTGTAAAAACTTCTCCATATATTATAGGAATTGGAACACCAGCCCTTGATACGTTTTGAATCGACCCAAAACCAAAAGATTGAAATGTAGGATCATTCTGTGAAAAGCTATCAGCCATAACACCAGTTGGAATATCTTGTCTAGGCATCAAAAGATTTGTAGCTTCGTTTATTAACATATTTGTTCCAATTGTTGTTAAAGCAGTTGCAGCTATACCTCCGATTGCAGTAGCAAAAAATCCTGTTGTGGCCGCAGCCGCAGCCGCACCACCTCCTAAAAATAAACCTCCTACAATTGCCCCTTTTGCACCTATAGCAATAGGAATTATCTGTATATCTTCATCACTTTGTAAATTTAATAAATCCTCTGTAATTTCTATACCGCCCATTTTTATTTTATAAAACTGATTCATCATATGATTTTCAACCTCTGGAAAGTTTGCAATCAAAAAATGAAATGCCTGTTTTGGACTATTAACAGCCGCTTCAAAATATGATTGCCCAAGAAACTTTCTTAATCTCCCATAAACTTTTATTTTTTTAAGCTTCATATCTATAAACCTTTTTTGTGGCCTCTATATATCTTAAATCATATAATTCTCTACAACTCAATTGCCTAATGTTGTGATGCAATATTGTTTGATCGCCAATATATAAAGCAACATGATTTAACTTTTCATCTGACCCTTGCATAAGCAAAACATCATCATTAATAATATTATCTTTAGAAACTTCTTTAAAGCCAGATCCAGTTAAAACTTTTTCAAAATATGGATTTTCGCAGAAAGTTTTTATACTTTTAGGTCTTTCCCAAAATTTTAAATTTATTTGTTTTTTGTCTAAAAAATAATCTGTAATTAAACTCCAACAATCATGCTTGCCCCAAATCCATGTGCGACCATATAAACCAGATGAATAACCAGACGGCTCAAAATCTATCCAGTTTTTTTGCTCAACACTATATATATAAAAAGGCAAACCAAGATGCTCACATGATGCTTTATCTGCTTCAGATGGTAAAGCAGAACCATAAGCATGAGAATGAATTATTCCAATAAGTTCTCCCTTATCTTCACAGTCTGCCCAATTATCTGGATCTATAACAAAAAACTCATCTGGTGACTCTGAAAGGTTTTCACAAGGCCAATAAGTTTCTTTGCCTTTGATAATAGCCAACAAGCCACAAGACTCTTTAGGTGCTTGCTTCTCAGCGTGTATAGCAGCTTGTTCTTTCCAGTTCATGCGTTCACAAAAGTACCAACAGAAGGGAAATCTTTTCTTGTTACTTGTAATTTAGGACAACGAATATTATTTAAGTCAAGAACACTAGCCAATTCAAACTGTACTATTTCTCTATTTTCTACAACTTTTCTATCAATAAAATAAATTTCCTGTGGTAATTCTGTCGTGCTTGATGGTGTACCGAATGGATTTTGATTTGATGGAAAGTTTGCAGCATCTAAAAATTGTGCCATTGTTCTGTGTCTTATAAATTTTGCTCCCTGCAAGTCATTAAATGGTGTTGTAGCATTTGCTGTTGCCATTAATGCTGTAATAGTGCCAAGAATATTTGAGACTGTCAAAGTAGGTCTTGGCAGTGTTCCTTTGCCTGTATATTCAAACCCTTCAGCAATAACTGGAAACTTATCGTATGTGTTGCCCTGCCATATTATTGAAGCGTTGCTGTTCATGCCTACACCAGAGTGAAAGCGGCTTACATTTGTTGAACCATGCAATGCAGAAACAAGAGTTATGGAATATAACTCAATTATTGATTTATTAGATAAAGATTGAAGTTCTGCAGTGGGAATTGCCATTTATGGTTCAAATACCTCCTCAAATGTTGTTGTAATGATAGCCCTGTTATTATAGGGAATCTGTTTTGACCAAGATTTACAGATAAATTTACCAGCACCAGATAAAGTTACAGAAACATTTCCTGAGTTTGTAGCACTTGCCGCAGCCGTTACCGTAAAAGTATTGTCATCAGCTGTTGTAACGACAGCAAAAGAACCATCAACAGCAGAGCCAGATGTAAAGTCAATAGTCACGACATCACCAAGAGCTAAACCATGATTAGAAATTGTTATGGTGACAGTTGTGCCACTTTGAGAATAAGTACCTGTTTTTGTAAAGCCTTCGGCTGGTGGGGTAAACGTAAAACTTTCTTGGTCAAAAACACGACTTCTTAAAAATGCTTCAAGAATATCTGATTGCTCCTCAGATATTACAAAAGTAAGATCATATACTTTTGGGTCTTGTGTTAAAGGCAAGCCAAATAAAGCTCTGAACTGATAACCATCACCCAAAGCTGTTGTCCTTACCTTTGGTGAGCTTGTTTTTCTAAAGCCAGAATATGTTGGCTGGATTGAAGGAAAAG